CTGTTTCTGTACGGAGGATAAAGCGGTCATGGGGTCGTCTTTCAGCATGGTAATGTAAGCAGCCTGCGTAAACTGACCTGCTCTTGTAAGCGCTTCGGACACTTCTTCCAGCACGTCGGCAGCCTGGCTGTAATTACCATTATCAGACAGCATCCTTGCGATTTCCTGTCCCAAAGGGGCAAAACGGGGATCATTCATCCCGCGCATCTTTGAAAATTCTTCCTGCGAATGTTCAAGTCCCTTCTTTACGATCTCCTGCACTTCTTCACGGGTGGAAGCATTTGTTTTGACAACGTATTCGCTGGGATTTTCTTCAAAATCTGCGCGCACTTTTTCGTCTGTTTCGACTCTGCCTTCCCGGATATTCTTTGCGTAAGACCGTTCCCGTACTTCTCCGCCATCAGCATTCTGCATCTTAACAGGAGTTTCCGCTTTCGGCTTAGTGCCGTCCAGCTTGATCGTCATTTCCGCTTCGGGTTCGATACGCTCTGCAACGGCTTTAGGAGTAGTTTCCGCAACAGGCTGCTCTTTGGCAACTTCCTTTTCTGCTTTTTGTGCTTCTAAAGCGGCCTTTCTACGGGCCTTTGCCGCCGCCTGCTGTTCTAAGTCTTTGCCTTTTAGGTCGTATATCACGGAACCATACTCTACGTTGTCAAGGTCTTTAATACCCCTCACGTCAACGCCTTCATACCCAAGGCGTTTCATAAACCTGGTGGAAGCGCTGTCACTATTACCTTTGAAGTTTTCTGCCTCGATTTCTTTTCTGATATCGTATAGCATCTGTCGTGCTTCATCGCCACTAATACCAAACAAAGATTGAGACAGATCATCCATCTTTTGATTGAAGTCGATATAACTATCTACCGCACCATCGGGTTCATTATTATCTAATATAGCGTTCTTGACGTGTTCCAGGTCTGCCTGCCTTGCAAACTCCTCCTCAGACAATTCTTTCCCCGTAAGATGATCGGTCCAGTTCCCGTCACTATTCAACGTATATCTAGGATCGCCATATTCCCTATTTCTTCGGTATTCATAGACTTCCGGTTGGTACTTCTTTTCCATTTCATCAGTAAATTTATCATATTTACGGAAGTCAAAGTCATTAAGAAGTTTGTCGACGGTAGCCCTTTCTTCGGCGTTTAACATTTCGAGCAAGCGTTCTGTCGCATCAATAGTGTCGATTTCCTCTAGCGGTTTTCCGTTGACCAATTTCCCAGCATTTGCCCGGACGTATTCATCAAGTTTTCTTTTACCAACAAGCCGTTTAAGATCCTCATACATTTCGTAAGGATCGCTATAAGCCTTTTCCTCAATAGCGTCTCGTAAAGATTTCCACTCGTCTGCAGATTTTATGGCGTTAGGGTCAGCCATTCTATATAATTCGTTTACGCCTTTCAAATATTCGTGAAGATCCATTCCCTGCCGGTAGTTTTGGGGTCTAAAAAGGTTGTAGTTTGCAAAATTGATTGCTTCTACTGGGCGATTTACATATCCACCGGAAGCAAGTGCGTTTTTATCACCAACAAAGTAAGTGCCTGTTCCATAGTGTCCAGTACCACGATTGCCGGATTGACTACCTAACGACTCTGCCTTGCCAAGATCGCCAGCATGATAACCGATATCAGTTGCGTTCTGTTTTAAGATAATATCTGGCAAATTGGTCTGCTGTGCCATTTTCTGCGGTACTTTAAACGCGGAAATTCCTGCGCCTTCAAATGCCCTGTTTGCACGCAACATAGCATTGCGAACGTCTTTTCCGAGTCTTTCAGTATCGCCGATGCCGGAATAAACTGCGTCTATCCACTTGTCGTAAGCATCTGTAACGTCTTTTGCTTTGGCCTGCAAGGTTTCGTTTCCACGGATAGCCCGCATATTTTTGTATATCGTATCGTCAATGTAGTTTCTTACGGTATCAAGTGAGTTTTCAACATTGCTTCGGCTCTGCTCGTCAAGCATATCCAGGATAGGATTTATGTTTTCGGGCATATCCCCTTCAAACTTTCTAGGGATATTTCTGTGCATAAGAATGTCGTAAACGTCTTCAAGGTTCCTACGGGCGTTAGCATTATCGCCTGTCACCTTTCCGATAGACTCGTAAACGTCAGCAAGTTCGTTAGTCGCCGCCTTCAATGCGTTTACCTGCCCTGCATCAGCCTTTGCAAACTCTGTCTGATACTTAGTCCATGCGTTTCCGAATGCTTCTTTCAGTGCCGGATCAGCGTTGAGTGCTGCGGTCCTTGCTTCGCTAAGACCGTTCAACTCATTTAATCGGCGCATAATAGCATTGCCGTAGTTGGAAAGTTCACCTGTTGCGGGGTTGCGGCCAAGTACGCTTACTTTGGACTCGTTTATTTCTTCTGCAATGTTACGGGCCGCCTGTTCTGCGGTTTCGTTTGTAGCCTCGTCTACGGCCTGTCTTACGGGTGCTTCCTCTACGGGCCTCACATCATCGGCGACTTTTGCAAGATCGTCTGCTTCTTTTGCTGCCTGCTGTACGTCTTCTGCAATCTGTCTCGCAGGAGTGTTCTCTACTGCTTTGGCAACGTCTCCAAGGGCGGGAATGTTTGCTCTCTCTACGTTTCTAAGGCTTGCAATCTCGTTATCAAGACCACGCAAGTCTTTAATTCCCTGGTAGGTAGCCTTACCAAGTCCAGGAAGTTCAAACAGTGCGTTCCACGCAAGGTTTTCAAGTACGTTTCCTGCCGCATCACGGGCTACGGTTCCTGCATCTGCCCCGTTGCTTACGTTGTTTATTACGTTGGAAGACGTATCAATCAGAAGATCAGGGATCATCTGCTTTCCGATATTGGCTCCGAACACTTTAGCAGCGTCACCAAGGCTCTTGTTTGCGTTGTATGCTTCCGCTACACTCTGCGTTGCAAGTCTGCCACCGGACAAAGCACCAAGGGCGGCATTTGCCATAGCGTACTGAGCGGCCATACCAGCAACATTACCACCCGTGGTAGCAATAGGATGCTGTGTCTGTGCGTTCGCAATTTCCCTATTTCTGCGCTCTAAGCGTTCGTCAACCCATTTATCAACATCATCGTTTCCAACCGCTTTTACAGCCATTCCACCAAGGTTCTGCGCGCCACTAAATGCGTTTCTCGCACCGTTCATAAAGGAAGCAATAGGATCTAACTTGTTCTGAACGTCAAGAATGGTTCGGATCTCCGGATAATTCCTAATAGCGTCTTCCAGCCCTTCACCGTCTGTCTGAAATGCAAAGTACGCATTGTAAGCGGCAGGATTTTCTTTCTTCCACTCGTCAAACAGCCTTTTATAAGACTCTTTATCTGCGCTTGTCATTTTATAGGAAGGTTCAAGCCACTTTTGCGCTTTTTCCGTAAGATTGGTTGTTGCTTTACTTACAGTGGGTTCCTGGTTCTGCACTCTCGCCATTTCCTGCACGCGGGGATCATTCTGCAATGCGGCAACGTCCAATTTCCCGTCTGCGGTATACTGAGCCTGCGGATATTTACCCTTTGCCAACTGTTTCTGCGCCCAGTCAGATTGTCTCTGTGCGGTTGTGGCTCGCGCATTCCGCTTTACGGAGTCAATGTCGGCCATTCCGTTTTCATCCATGACAACATGTGAATTGCGCTGCTTTTCAGCCTGTTTATCCGCTATTGCCTTCTGCGTGGCCGCTTTTTTTTCTGCCTGTCTCTGCTGTTCTTCTATCTGTGCCTGCCGTTCCGCTGCCTGCCTTTTCTGTGCTTTGGCATTATTGATATAGTTGCTAATACCGGCAAAATCGTTATTGATCCGTTGCGCTCTTTCGGCTTTCTGAGCCACTTCATCATTTGCGTAAGGCTTTAATACAGGGATTTCCTGCTGTGCGGGAGCCTGCATTTCAACGGGAGCCATTTCACCAGCGGGAGCCTGCGCCGCCTGCTGTTTCCTCGCCCATGCGTCATACTGTTTCTGAATGTCGGCTTTTCTCGCTTCATTCGCCTTTACAAGCGAATTAACGTATTTATCCATTAAAGTTGCCATACGTCCTCCAAAAAAAGAGGGAGCCTTTCGACTCCCTCACTTTATTTATGCAAGCCCAAGATCAGCGAAAATCTGTGTCAGTGCATTGCTGTCGTTACCAACTGCGCCAAAGAGATAGTTTTTGATATCCTCGTCAGAGGACCCGCCCTGCCGCATCATGTTTGCCTGTGCGATAAATCTTGCGTAAGGGTTGCCGGATGCAGGTGTAAACGGAGCGCCGCCCTGTCTAATGCTTATTCCCTCGTAAGGGTTAGTAGCCTGTGTCGCCGTGATAGGCACTCCGGTCACGGTCTCCGCGAGCGACTTGACCGCATTGATATAAGGCTCATTAGAAATAGACAGGTCAGACAGATTAGTTGCAAAGTTAGCAAGAAGGTTCTGCCTTGCGTTTTCTGCTGCGTTTTCAGCGTTCAGGCGGTTATTGATAAGAGACTGCAAAGCATTGCTATAATTCTGCTGTGCCTGCGCTAAACCGCTCTGTAATGCGTCTCCAAGATTACTAAGGTTCTTGTTCCTTGTGGTTTCGATTGCATTCCGGGAATTGCCGTAGTTATTCAGCAAGGATCCTAACGTGGTCTCTGCTTCACCACCGTTCAGGCCAAGTGCGGACAATTCCTGCCCTAAGTTCTTACGACTCATCATATAGTTGATGTAAGACTCTCTAAGGGCCTGTTCGGAGTCGTCTCTTACGCCTCTTGCGGATTTATCGTAAGCGTTCTGCAACTGGCTCTGTGAACCGGAATAAACATCGTCAATGGTTCTCCGGTTGCTGTCGTAACCCTGTCTGATACGTTCCATGTTCAGATTGTAGGCCGTGTTTGCCTGATTCCTAAGATCGTCAAGATAACGCTGGTAAAGGTCAAACAACTGCGCCCCGGTATTATCCGGTACGGTAGCGTCCATATCTGTTCTCACGGATTGCCTGCTTGTGCTGCTCGTTGACCCACCACCACTAGAAGACCCGCCACCGGAATTGCCATCATAAACCGGTCTGTTATCGTCATAGTCTGTTACAACAGGGGGCTTGTTGGTATCGTCAGTACCGCCACCACCGCCTGTTTTGATGGTCGATACTTTTGACGTATCAGGTACGTTCTGTGCGTAAGATGGTCTCGTTGAATATGAATTTGTATTGGTAGGCTGTGTTTTACCAGCGGTAAGGCCCTGCGCTGCTGCTTCTACTGCTCGCGCCTGTGCCTGCAAAACGGGCGAGTTTGTCAATGCGTATGCGCCGCCTGTCTTAAATTGCCCTGTTGCCGCTTGTCTTGTAGGGACAGGCGTTTGAGACGTTCCGCGGACCGATGTGTAATTTGTCTTCGGGATCACATACGGACTTGCTACTTCGCCTGTCTTAACAACCGTTTGTGTTTTCTTTTTATTGCCGCTTGTGCCGTAGTTTACTGATACACTTGCCATAATTTACCTCCCTTAAACGTGTACTCTGTTTTCCTTGTGACCGTAGTTTATGTAATGCAGGTAATACATGGGATTGTCGTCACCAAAGGCTACCCGTAAATCCTCGTTGTACTGCTTATACACAACGGGGTTGAATGTCTCGCATCCTACCCTGAGTTCCTGCATACCGAAGTTTAAGAAGTGTTCGGCTAACTCAATCGGAGTAGTCAGCCCCGCTTTTGCCAAGTCGGGATATCTGTTCGCATAGAACACGGAGTTGAATACCAAGGACGATACTTCGGGTCTTGCTGGGGGAGCGATTGCAGCCGCTATCTTCTCCCGTACAACGTCCTTAAAATACATCCATTCCTGGTTTGCGGTTCCTGCCATCTGCGCCGGACACCACTTTCCCGTAACGTCCCAGTGACGTAACAAGCGTGAGTCAACCTCGTTAAGCCCCCATCCGAATTGAATGAACAGATAGGCAACAAGCCCCGCTGCTCGGCTCATGGTTGCTTCGGATATCTTGTAGTCCCCCGAAGTACACATTTCGATCCCGATGGAATTGTCATTCCTGCATGACGGGTGAGTGTACTTCTTCGCTCCAACGTGCCACGCAACGTCCCGTAAGCGAACAGATTGATAAATGTTCTGCGGGTCTACAAAGAAGTGAGCCGATGCACCCCGATACGCACTCTGAAAGTATCTGCAATTTGCCAATGCAGTATCAGCCTTGTTTGCGGTATAGTGCATAGCGATAAACTCAACATTCCGTGAGGATTTCTTCTTGTAGTTGTTCGGGTCGCATGGTACAGAGTGGTTTGCCGGTTCTATCCAATCAGTTGTGATTTTCATGTGTCTCCTCCGCTGTGATTTCGTGTATCTCGTCAGAAGGTCTGTCTTCGTTCGCTTTCTTTTCGACAAGTTTCGCCGCCACGTCTAAACCCTTTATCAGAAATTGAGGCACTTCATAGCCCGTCTCCACCAGGTTTTCCAAAATAGAACGTGCTTCATTGACGATCAGCATTGTCAGCGTCAGCCATCCAAGTGCAGTCATAAATGTTAAATCCACATTCAGAATGTCCCTGCCGACACCGATAATGAGTGAGGGTATCAAAAAGGCTACTGTGACAATCACCCAGTAGCCCGTTTTCTTTATTATTCCTTTAAGCCCTTTGTCTGAGGACGATTGCTGCAACTTTACAGCCCTGTTCCACCCCGTCAGCCAATCAAGCACATTCAGTAAAAGATATCCGGCGAACAGATACCAATATGTGCCTAACATAGCCGACCCCACCGCAACGGCAGTGCCAACCGCTGCATTGTACTTGTCAATGAAGTCAAGTTTCATTTACAAACCCTCCTGAAAATGTTATTATTTACTTACCATTCATTCAGAGAAAGCGGGTTAAAGAATTTTTACATTCTTTATGCCCGCTTTCTTTTATTTCGCATCATTATTCAGTTTGATTATCCCCATTATGTCGTCATATCCGGTCTTCTCGTCATAGACCTTCTCTAACGCTTTGGCGAAGTCTTCCGCTTCGACTATCGTTTCTCCGTGTGTAGTTAGTATAACGAATTTCATATATGCCCCCTTTGGTTATGATATCGTCTACTATAACACATTTTTGATTGCCTTTCTCATTCTCTCCGCAGAGAGCGAGCCTTCACGAGGAACATCCCCAATCCTAACGGACTCATCCGTTGGTGTTATACCTCCCGTGGGAGTAGTGGGCCAGAGTCTTATTTAGTTTAGCGTTCTGTAAACAAAATCATTTCTGCACTATGAGTAGCATTTGAATTATTAACATAGGCACTCGTGCCATTGCTGTCGATTGAACCTATGATATACCTATGCCCAATAATATCTAAGCAACGTGCATATACACCACTACCGCCACCAGATACTGTATAAAAATTACCAGTAGTACCGCCAGATACAAAAATAAAACTTCCGCCCTCTACCTGGATCTTTGCTTTTCTTTTCTCAGCAATAGATAATGCTGTGTAGTACGACTCAAGTTCTGCCAACTGTTGTGCATAGGTCTGATTTGCAGATGCCCTTTTTATTTCTTTATAGGAAATATCCGCATTAAGTTCATCAAGTGCTGTCTTTACGTCTGACCCGTTGTACGATACCCGATTTGCAGGGTACGCACCGGGGAATTGGTTCGTTTTATATTTCACTCCGTTTTTTATGTATGCAAAAACTCCCATGTTGCCTCCTTTTTTGATTTTCAGTGAACAAAAGTCTTATTTAGTTAAATAAATGCAATTCCTGCACATATGACAGTACTACCCGATGCAAGCGCAGTTCCGCCAAGATTTCTCACACTACTACCGTTTATATCCATGGCATATTGGCTATTGTTAATACTTCCAGGGCAACTTGTGATTGTCGGTATTGCCGTTGTTGCAAATGTTCCACCGCTTGCAACACTTGAAGTAAGTTTGATACGGAAAGTATACGCCATCAGTTTCGTGCCAATTTTCCTAGTATACTGCCACTCAATATCACCAACGGTACTAGAGAAATTATTTGTAATGCTATTGGCATTTATATCCGCATTTAGTTCATCAATAGCATCCTGCACATTGTTTGCGGACATTCCCGAAGTAGTGTTGTCGTAGCCGACCAACTCTGCATCCGAAGGGATTGCGTCTTCATCCGTAATATTGTAAGCGCCTTCTGTGCTTCCGTCAGTTGCAAGGGCGGTAAACTGTGCGCTTGTTACGTCTGTGATGATTTCAACGTCTGTGCTGGAATTTCCTGCATCATCGGTAACGTGTGCATCCTTAAACCACAACACACCACGTTCTGTCATTGCGGTTTTGATCGCATTCCATATCGTATGCCCCGTGTTGCTAAGACTGGTAAGCACTTCGCCTACGGTCTTCTGCGTGATATTGGTATTTACAACGATACTTCCACCCTGCGGGATGCCCTGTATAACCTCGTAGAAGTAGTTGTTGTAAATCATAAAATCGCCAATAGCGTAGGTTCTCAAAGCGACTGTGGAAGTTCCCTGATAGGTTGCGATATCGCCAAACAGTTTCTGTACGTCAGTGGTAGACGCATAAGCGGAAGACAGTAAACCGCCTAACCGTGTGGAGTCTCCTGCGTTTGTCGCATAATCGGCGGAGTCAACGGTCCCATCATCGTTTGTATCATAGCGGGATTTCAGCATATCGCCACCGCCCAAGGAAGACACATACGCAACAACCGCCGCCCCCGAAGGAAGTTTGTTTGCATCGTTGGTTACGGTCTGTTCAACGGTCTTTCCGCTAAACGTGGTAACAAGTGCGTCATAAGCCTGTTTGGTCAGCGCATCAATAGTATCAAGGGTTGCTTTGTTTGCATGGGTATGTCTTGCAGCGGTATTCAGCGCCACAACCGCAGCCAGGTTTGAAATGGCAGTATAAACCGCATCACTACGGGCAATCTTATCGTTCGCATTGGTAAGGGTCGTTTCAACCCCCGTAATGCCCGCAAGAAGCGTTACGATACGATCATAGCCCTGTTTTACCTGCGCCGTGATATCGTCCAACGTAGCCTTGTTATCGTGCGTGTGGCGGGCAAGTGTATTGAGGTCTACTTCATCCTGCACTGTCTGAATGGCATCCGATGTGGCTTTACCCGTGGGAATTTCATCCATTGCCCCGGAAAGCACGTTCTGAATGGCTGTGATTGCGCCTAAAAGCGTAACAAGCCTGTCATAATCATCCTTTGTCTCAGCGGTAATTGCATCCAGCGTGCCAAGGTTCGCATGATTATGCCTATTCAGCGTATTCATTGCGTTCTCGTCTTCAATGTTCTGCAACGCATCGTTTAGACTTCCTGCAAGCCCCGTGGTAGGGTCTGTTACCTGCGTATCGTCTGCTCCTGCGGGATCGTTTAACTTATCCACCACGTCATTAAACTTCGGCACGATAACGTCAAGCGCTATCTCGTCAAGTTTCTGCTGCATCTGCATTGTGGGTAACTGCGGGGTATCGGGTAAGCCGATAACCCCTTTTCCCGTAAGGTCTGCCTGTGTGATTTTATCGAATGCCATAGCCTTCTCCTATTTCTTGTTCCCGTTTTGGGTGTATTCAACGGCAAAGTCATTGATACCTAACGGCTCGTTCAGTTCATCGTTGGTAAACCGGAAACGAACGTGGTCGATCTTCTTTATCCTTGCCTTTGTTGACGTTACCTTCTGCGTTCTGTCAGTAGCAAACGTAAACTTTGAGAACACAAGGTTTGAAAACGAAAAGTATTTCAGGGTCGCATTGTCTTCTTTAATGAGTTGCCATATACCTTGCCTCTGCGCCCATATCTTTACGGATGATATGATCTCCGGCATGATCCGCAAGGCCACATAGCGGTAAGTCTTGTATTTATAAAACAACTGCTCTGAAATATCTGCGGTTTCCCATACGCAAGATATCGCCGCCCCATCATCGTTGTAGGATAATGGAGAAGTGACGTCTTCAAAAAATCCATAGATTTTTCCGCTTGCCGTTCCGAAGCACAACCGCCCGTCTTTTTCAAACATACAAGTGGCTGGTATGTTGGTCCAATAAAAGCCCACATACTGTCTTGTTGCGTAAGGCCGTGATTTATCCGTCTGAATAGGCTGCAAGCCATCCAGGATGTAACAATGGTTGTTTACGCACAAAATGTAATAGTCCTTGTATGTAATAGCAAATGCGTTCTCTAACGCCTGTTCTTCAAGCAATTTCCCGTCAAGATAGTACGAACGATCCTGTGCGTACTTCTCACCCGTGATATCCTGCGCTGTGATCGCATACACACCAAGTTTTGACAAAAATACCGGTTCGGTTTCAAGGTATGAAAAACAATACTTTGAAAGCGCCCCGGCTCCCTGCAAGGTGTTTATTAACTTGAAACTCGGCTCCCCATCCACAAGGTTGCCTTCTCTTATCAAAACCGACTGTGACAGTTCGTTGGAGTCCTTATGTGCTGCCAAGTAGTTATTGATAATGGAATAGCCCATGATCGCGGAGGAGTCAGACCCTAGTTTGGCATACCAGGTATCACCAAAATAGGTAGGATCGTACTGCTGAGAAAACCAGTCATAATTGATGTATGAGTAGTAATTTCCACCAACCCCGATACCTTTATCACTGTTTCCGCTGATAAACAGTCTATCGTCTGCACCGTTTACACCAAACAATGCGCCGATGGTACAGTGATTTACTCTGTCTGCATACCCCGCAACCGTTCGATACGCCTGTATCTTGACGTTATCTTCACCGGTTACAGGTGATTGTCCGGGGGCCGTGGTAAATGTTACCTTGCCCGTTGTCCGGTTTACGGAAAAATGCGTTCCTTCGGTCTTTACAACCCAGTTCCCGCTTCCGTCTAAAACCCATGCCTTCACCGTGGTTGCATCCAGGTTCCCAAAAGTCAACTGGAAATCTTTTGCTGACGCATGGTCGGCGTCTACATAGAATTGCTCAATAAATGCAGGCTGCACAAGGTTTAATGGCTGGTAGTCTTTGCCGCCACCTTCCGGGTTCTTAGAGATTGTCACCGTAGGAATATAGCCTACCTGATCTATTCTCTGCACCGTGGTCCCGTCGTAAACCTTTATAGACGTTCCATCCAAAATGAACAGTTTAGAGTTCAGTTCAAAGGAAACGGACCGATGTGCGGCCATACTTGTATAAATCGGAGTTGTGCTATCGTCCATCTTATACAGGTTTGTCCCTGCATGAACGATATGTTCATCCGCAACGGCAAAACGATGCACACCGTAAATACGCCCTCCGAAGTCGTCAAGTTCTTCGTAACCGGTCCTTTTACGGATTTTCCCCGGAACAGACCGGATCATGTTTTCACAATTCGGGCTTTTTGTTTCGTCTACTGTTGACGAGTCCGATGTAAAGTCTGCCCCAAGGAAACGCCCGATAACATAAGTCTTTATTGAAGGCGAAGGGGGTATTTTGAAAGAAGCTGCCATAGTTTATACCCATCCAGTGTTTGAAACAAATTCTTCTTTTCTCGGTATGTTGCTGCCGTTCTGCAACCGCTCAAATGCCACCTCAAATTCATTACGATATACCGTCGCAATGGAATTATCATCGTCTTTATACAACTGTGAAGCCATATAAAGGGGTAGCAACGTTGCCACTTCCGGATCAAGCGGTAGTTCATAATCATCCGGGGTATCTAAGGTTATCTGATCGGGATATGCCTTGTAGTACACTCTGTACGTTCCCGGCTGACTTCTCTTTAATACAAGCGTGTTGTTTGCTTCCTGATACAAATTATTTGCCGCCAAATAGGTGGGCTGGTTTGCAGGATTGATATAGTAAATATCATCCTCTGCTAACTGGTAATAGTCCTCTATCAGTTCCGGCAAACTAAAGTAAAGATATTCCCCGTACTGCGGGACGTGATCTGCATCGGCAAAATGCTCACGATACATACAGACGTTCTTAATGACCGCAGGAACGCCCGCTGTGATAACAAGGGTAAGTTCGTCCACGGCCTGACTCAAAGTGTCTCTAACGGCCGTAAACGACGTTGTATCAACATTCTCCGTCGATACTAATACCCCGTTCTCATAGCGTTCGATAGTAACAGAACCAAGGACGTCAAGATAGTACGACCCTACGTTCTTTGCCGTAAACGTCATACTTTCTTCACATAGACGAAACTGAGAAAAGCCCGTACTAAGACGGTTCTCATATACCTCATTTTGGATCTCAAATTCCTTTATGATAAACTTTCCCACCGTGGCAAGCATCTGCAATGCTTCCATGCAGGTCTGAGGCATAGCGTTGATGTATTCAGAAGTTGACGAGTCAGATATAATCTGTGTTCCATTGCTGGAAAATAACTTCTGCAACGTCGCTAACTTAATATCGCCCCATGTTTTTAACGTCCTTGCGCTCATTTACTTACCCCTTTTCTTTTTAGGTGCTTCCACTTCCTCTAAGCCTTCGATGATCTTAGAAACGCCCTTTACCTCTGTGTAAGGAGCCAGCCCTGCGGCAGTTCCGCAAAAGTTTGTAATAACCATCTTCTTACCGTCGATTTCAACGATATCGCCTACTTTTTTCTGTGATAAGTCCATGTTTTACCTCCAAAAAAGGGGCAGGCCCCGAAGGGCCGCCCCGTAAGTCTTACAGGCTCTGTGCATCTGCGTTGGTAGAACCACCCAGGATCACATGACGCCAGTTGGTAAATCCGCAACTCATACGGCCATAACCGTTGTATACCTTGTTGCGAGACTCGGTTTTGATCTCGGTAGCCACGTCCAAAGGAGTTCTGTCATAGAACCGGGTTCCGAGCAGTTCCTTGTTTGCTTCGGAAGACATAACGATGTAGGGATCGGGATCGGTAGTCTGAGCCTTGGTAGGAGTCCACAGTTCGTCAACGATCAGTTTCCACTTACCTCTCTGAGTGTTGATATCGTTGTTGTTGCTGCCTACTTCGCCTTCGGAACCGATAATTCTCTTAACGGTTTCTTCCAGTACAGGTGCGTTACCGGGGATGATGATGGTATCAGCGGTATAACCCATAACCTCACCACGATCATTCTTGAAGTTACGCATCTTGTTGGACAGTTCGTTCAGCACTGCTGCGTTGCTGCCGAAAGCATCGGAGAAGTGGTTACACTGAGTAGCGCCGGTCACTCTCTTTAAGGGGTGAGCGGAGTTGAACAGTGCCAGGGTATCAGCGCCGGAAATGTCGATGGTAGCACCGCCAAAAGTCATGGAAGTGGTAGAACCAACGGACAGGGTAAGTGCGGAAGTCATAAACTTCGCTCTTGTTCTCTTGTAACTCTGCACCAGGTTGATAACCTTCTGCATTGCTTCCTGACGTCTGTTGTCGTCTCTCAGTTCACGGGACACAATCACGCTCTTAGAGAAGGTGATGTGCTGGATCAGTTTTGCATAACCCTGCTCGAAGTCGTCTTCTGCTGCGTTTGCGCCTTCGGTCTTTACAGTATAGTCACCCAGGTCACCAAAGGTCTGAGCCTTTTCAGCGTACATACTGGAAGTATCGACGTTTGCCAGTGCCTTCACCAGTTCGTCGTACTTTACTTTGTTGGTATCTGCATCATAGATTGCAGCCTCAAGAAGTTTTGACCACTCATTCCAAAGAGCGTCATTAGTATTGTCTCTTACAATAACAGCCATAATTGATCTCCTTATTTCACTTTGTTGTATAAGGCTTTCAATTCTGCGTCTGTCTTATCAGGGAACCATGCGCGCCAAGTGCTAATAGACTCCTCCGGGATCTCCCGTAAGTTATCCTTAGTGGTTACGCCGTTTGCAGTGGCTAAGTGTCCTTTTGACCTTGCCTGATTGATTGCTCCCTGTGCGGCAGCGTCAGATTTCGCCGCGGAAAGCCTGTCGAAGTTTACGATTTTCCATGCCTCAGACAATCTCACGCCAGTATGGGTCTGAACGTATTCACACGCTTCGGAAAAGCCTTCGGCCTTCTCAACGTCTGCTGCGCTTCCAATACTAGGATCCATGTTGACAATCATATTGAGGTCTTCCTGGATCATTTGCTGTGCTTTTGCCTGGTTGTTCTCCTCCATAGCACGTGCGGCCTGCTGTACTACGGGAGAATTGTTAATCATCCGGTCAATAACTGACGGGTCGATACCGGCCTGCTGGACCTGCTCACGGGTCTGCATTCGCTCCTGCGCTGCAAGGGCTTCCAAGTATTCGTTCGCGTTTGTGATCGGTTGATTAGTTTCGGGGTTTACAAGCCCTTTGAACCGCTCTGCATACATACGGTCGAGTTCTGCCTGCTTCTGCGAAAACCTGCGTTCCGCTTCTGCTTCGGCTCTCCGTCTCGCATCTGCATAGATACGGTTCATTTCGTCACTCTGTCCCTGCGGCTCACCGCTTCCGCTTTCTTCGGCTGTTTCAGTTTCAGTAGTAACGGTTCCTTCTTCCGTTCCAGGTTCGGCGGCTCCCTGGTCTTCTTCGCCTGCGAAAAACTGTAAATTCAACGGGATAAGGTCTGTGTGCATATAAATACCTCCTGGATTTTTGCGCTTTTCCTGCGAAAATTTATGATAAAGAGTCGCCTCTTTATTCCTGTACTTCCGTAACTTCCTGCTCCGTGTCGATGTGTATTTCTTTCTCGTACTCCGGACAGTTCTTATTGCGGCATTCCAAGGTCATACGGTTGTAAATCTTCCCCGCCTTCGATATAAGGTTGTTCGATTTGATCCGCATTTCCGTTTGACATTTGTTGCATAGCATTGGCTTGTTCTATCCTTTCTTCAATCGCTGTAAGGACTGCACCGGCGTTCGGGTAGTCATTGGCTTTCATAAACGCCCAGTACAGTTTCAGGGTTTCAAGATCTCCCAAAGGTCCGAAGGCTGCGGCCTGCAATTTCAGGTCTGCCTGGTTCCACATGGCTTCACGATTGGCCATCATGGTAGACGTCGGGTCGGTCTCAAAGATAAATTCATCATTCCAGTAAAATTCACCGGATTTATCCATCTTCAAAAACTCGTGACGGTTGATAGACTCGTGTATGGACTGCCCTTCGGAGTCTTTATAGGAAATTTCATTGTCCTGATCTGAATAGGCCAGCCAAAACTTGAACATTACCTCGTACAGTTTCCCGTAAAAACTGTTCTTCATGGTCCGCTTAGACTCCAAACGACCCGCAGCCTGATTGATGGAAAACTGCTTTGCAGTACCGGACCTTGCCGAAGCGTCGTATTTGCCCTGATAAGCGTCTGTAATTCCCAGTGTGGACTTAGCCCACTGGTAATTGACTTCAAGGTAATTCTCGTCGTTTGTGACGTTTGGCTGCACGTTTAACACGTCGATAAGGGCTTTATCAGAAGGATTGTTGATCCGCAGGACCTTTAATTCCTCGTCGGTCATTTCAACCTTTACGCCACGTGGCAAAGTGACAAAAGAACCGCCCTTTAACAGTTTTTCATTGACCTTTGTACCCAGTTTTTTGATGGTATCTTGCTGGTCAATGATCGCGGAAACGTCAGAAGACCCGACTAAACTCTTGCGTTTTGTGATATTTCTTCTCAAAACCACCGGGAAAATGTCAGGTTTGTAATACGGGATCTTCTTTTGAACGTGTTTTATACGGATGGAAGGCTGTCCGAAGGCATCCAACACGGGATTTCCCATTTCATCGGTCTCATAAACGGGATTTCCGGCCTCGTCAACCTCCGGGATCTGCTCTGTCGGGTCGATTTTCCGCTTTCCGCCACCGTCAAAGTCAACTTCGATGCCTTTTACAAGTTCTTCGTAGTCTTCCGGGGTCTTTTTGGACTTCTTAGACCCACATTCGGGGCATTTTCCGTTCATCATCACCGCTCCGCACTTCGCACAACGGTCTAAATGACGTGATTGATAGTCCTCGTAGTCCTCTAATTCCACAAAATCACACCATGTATACCGGCCAATGCCTCCATGATCGTTCCGATAATAGGCGATATTCACGGTTACAACGTCAGAAGCGTTCCGATCAGACAAATTCGGCTCCGTATTCTCCACGTCTGATACGGATTTTCCGTAAAAACGCTCTACGGCCTTCTTTGTCATTACGTTTTGAACAAAGAAGTAGTCCATTTTGTCAAAATCTGTCACTCCCGGCTGCGGAATTAACTGCGTGGGATGGACTTCCTTCACGGTCAGGTCCCCAAGTTCGTTATGGCTCCCCAAGTTGGGATCCCACTCAACCATGTAAAAATCCCCGCCGACAACAGGGGTAACACGCTCGTTTAAGTCATTAGCATCCATCAAGTTACAGGTAATGACCTTTTCTTCCAGCAAGTGTTCTATCTTTTTGGCCAGCTCGTCGTCTTCGTGATGCTTTGCACGCACTTTCGGCATGGGAATTGAGGAGTCAATCTGCGACTCTATGAGTTCCAATACGATATTTCGCACGTTTGTGGCGTCCTTTGTCGGGATTATTCCCGTGTTCGGGTTCGCCTGCATACTTCTCGTGCCTTCGTAGTAGTCTTCATACGTCTTCATGCGGTCAATGGTCTTCGCATACTGGTCTTTTGCGTATTCCAGTTTCGATCTCCAATTCTTTAATTTCTCGTTTTCCGCAACTCCTAACATCCTCTTTATCCTCTCAAACATCAGGTTCTCCCCACATTTCGATTAGTTTCGCCTGGTCAGTGGGCGATGCGTTGTAATAGTCCTCCCATTGGGACGGGTGCCACTTTCGTTTCTTCTCCTCTTTTGGCTTCTCCGCTCCAACGGTCCAGTAAATACAGAAGTAACGCAAAGAGTCGCAATTATGCGAGACGACGTTTCCCTGTATCAAAAAATTGTGAAAATCCGGAACATACATGTTGTATACCGGCTTTTTACCTATGTATTTGATTGACTTTATGCGCCCCATGTGATACCCTTTATACAGAAATAACTTAGTGCGTCTATATATGTTAATTCAAAGGAGGTGCTTATGCGCGGTTCAAGACCACACAATCCCAAAAACGAGTACGTTGTTGTAGACGATATATACTTCTACAAGGAACAACAAAGCGGATATTATTTAGGAAACGTCCGCATACCCGGCAGAAAACGTCGATACCCTATGAGATTGCACGTTTATATATGGCGTAAATACAACGGAGACATCCCGAAGGGGTATCACGTCCACCATATAGACGAAAACAAGGACAACAACGACATTTCAAACCTTACTCTCATAAGTTCTTACAATCACCTGCATCTACATGGAGTAGAAAAAGCGGATCTTGCAAGAGAAAACATGAAACGTGTTGCAGGCCCCGCGGCTGCAAAATGGCACAAGTCCGAAGCAGCCAAACAGATGCACATTGACCATTACAATGAACATACCCGCGACAAGTGGATGGCCACGGTTGAAAAGGTCTGCGAAATTTGCGGCAAGCCTTACACCGTCGCTCACGCATCGGCCTATAAATCAAAATATTGTTCCAATGCTTGCAAGGCCACCGCGCGTCGCCGCAGTTCGGTTGATAAAATAGAGGTTCCTTGCGCAATCTGCGGTAAACCTCGGTTTATCAACAAATACTCAAAGGCTACTGTTTGCAAGGACTGTATGTGGGCTGCACGACGTCTTCACCAACAGCAAGGTCAGAAAGCATCTTCCACCCTTCCGAAGTCAGAAACGGATGGTCAGCAGTCGCTTGAATGATAGTTCCGTCTTCCAGTTCGATTTCAAACACGTCAGCGTTATCATTCGTCATACAAACATCTCTGAAAGGCTTTGCGACAACCTCGGACCCGTCCCAGGCGTACACAAAGCCTTCTTTTCCGACTAAATCCTCTATTTTCACGTCGCCTTCTGTCGTTTTTACCGTGGTGTCTCCCACAAGACAACTATGCGTTAAATCATGCGGATCGTTCGCATATATCTCAGGGCGCTTTTTGTCTTTCTGTATCTTTCGCAGTGAGTTATACAAAGAAGGTGCGCAGCGGTTCAAAATCGTTAAATGAGGTCCTTTGTCTTTCCTCAAATACTCTTTGACTGCTGCACACCCGTCTTTTAATGAATTATTCGATTTTGTCAGCGGCAAACCACACTCACCGAACAGTATTGCCCGCGATTTACCACTTTCCTGCGATCTATTCCACAAGTCAGGAGGCGCCAGGTAATATTCCGGTCTATAACTCTTACCGTACATATCCACCATACGATTAGTGATTGATATGATCTCCTCCGCTGCTTGCGATATAGTCATGTTCGGTCTGCAAAACTCGTATATGATCTGTGCATTCTTCTCGGAGTCTACCTGTATCCAGTAGGCCGCCAACATATCAAGCCCATAGTCCATGACAAAATACGTCATAACAGGACCATTCAACGGCTCCTCCGTGAATATATCCTCGTCCACTTCCGGGAAAAACGCCCCGCCAGGAACCAACATTGCCTGCTCCGGCGTCTCAGGGTACTCTTGAAACACCGTGTCCGGTATCTCTCGTTTGGTATCTTCATACCACTCTTTTGTTCTACGGGGATCCGTATACCAAGGTAAGAATATCTTGTTAAACTTATTGTCCCCTGTGTATATCTTCTCGAACAATGACCCTCGTTTATTCGTAGAAAGCCCTATGACTTTACCACCCGTGGGTCTATTGATTACAGGAAACGCCGACGCCCATATCTCGTCTGCCGCTTCCTGGTAAGCCCATTCATCAAATATCAGCAAATCCGCTGTAAAGGATCTCGTTGCTCCCGGCGACGATGGAAAACATTTAAACACACTGTCCGGCTCTCCGGGGTAATGCACAACAAGGTCAAGTGAAAACTTTTCATAAGTCACTCGCCCCTTTACAGCCTTACCAAAGGTCAAAAACTCCGGCATCTTCGATAAGACCATATCCAAACGCCTTACAAGTTCCTTCGCCTCATCCTCCGTTCGGGACATACCAATTACGGTACGGCCATTAAACATCGTCAACAGCCACGCTACATAGTTCACTACCAACCAGGTAATTCCTAACTGTCTCGCTTTCAGAATGATATTTAACCGGTTATCAACGATCCCTTGTAGTGCTTTTCTCTGTCCGTCCCACAATCTGAACGGTTGTATCAGTTCCGGCGCGTCTTTATCTTCATAATGACCGTAGGTCTCTATGAAATAATCAACGTGTCCTCGGCAGTATTCCTTTTCCTTCTCCCGTATCTCGTCTATCGTCATATCTGTTCGGTTATCGCCCGTAATACATCCGCAGGACGTCTTTTCACTCTCTCACATGCTCGCTCAAAGTCTCTTGTGTCTAAACTCCCGCTTAGGACTACTCCATCCCATGTGAGACTCCCTTCATCAAGCCCACGGTACAAAGCAATCAGCAGTTCCCTGATTCCCTTCTCTTGCAGGTTTTCTTTGACAAATTGCGGTACTCTCGCGGATATGACTGGTTCTTTCATATCAAAGCCCCCAACGTTCCTTTATTGCGTAATATGTATTTACATCATCAACATAGTTCGCCCAAAAAGACCATGCTGCGTGTAGCCTTTCCTCTCTTGTCGGCAACACTACGGGGCCTTTCTTCTTTTTCTCCGGGTTTTTGATATTTTTGGTCTCGTCCATATTTCCCCCATCAAAAAAGGACGGATGAACCGTCCTTAGTGTGCTTTAGTCTTCAAATCGTCATCGAGCAATAGTTCGAGTTTTATCGTTTATCATTAAAAATTGCTAGTTTTTGTTGAAAGTTAGTTAGGTGCTAGGTAAACCAAGGGGTTTCAGACTTTTTTTGGAAAAGTCGATGCAGTATTTTCAAGGGTTTGCGGGTCCGGGTTGAGACGTTTTTGCGTCTTTTACTCTCCCGGTATAAACCCCGTATTTTTTGATACCACTATGCGGGTCTTTGGGGCCTATATTGCAGTATAGACCCCGCCCGGAAAGGAGTATACGGTTTTGAAAATTTTATATGGGGCGCGAGTGGGTATGTGGGGCCCCTGCGAGACTCGGCGCCCTGGGCGGTACCGGGGGTAGGGGGGTGCGCTACGATCCAGAGTGCATACCATATATTGTATGATACCCCCGAAAAATAGAGGTGCGCCCCACTATATATAGTATCGCTATGATGTAAGCGTGGCCAACCGGCTTTCTATTGTATGTATTGATTGAAACAACTTAGACAATTCTATCCAACTATTCGCATAACATCTATTTTGCGCATAGTTAAACATC